AAGCAGGCGTACAAGGACTTGGCAAACACACAATTCAGTGGGAGCCTGCCCGATGACGAGGAAGCAGTTATTGCGCCGGAACTGATGCCGACTCCTGCGCCCGCCCCGAGGGGGTTGGAGCCTCCGACGATCGACATTACCCCTCTCGCGCCCACGGAGATCATCGAGCGGCTTGTCGGGAAGGGTGAGAAGCTTGGAATGTCCAGGGAGGTCATCCTGGCTGCTCTGGCTGAATCGCAGAAGGTTGGCCTCGATGTCGCCGCGTTCGAAAAGAACCTGGACCTGGAGATCGAGAAGCGCGAGCGCAAGACGAAGAAGGGGACGCGCGCTGAGACGAAAGAGACTCCGGCTGCAACACAACCGCCTCCCAGTGAAACAAAACCGCCTGCGGCTGAAACGAAGAAGGCGCCTTCGAAGCCGGTGATCACGATTCGCGGGAAGATTGAGGCGATCGCGGAGCGGTACCGGACCTTCGAACAGAAGGAAGGCGAGAAGCCGAGGGCTCGGCAAAAGTACCTCATCCTGTCGGTTGACGGGAAAAACCACTTTATGTGGGATAGTAAGTGGCACGAGGAAGCGCACAAGGCGATGGAAGCAGAGAAGGTCGTCCAGATCGGATACACGATCTCTCCGAAGGACGATTTGGAATTCCGCGAGGTGAAGGAGTTCCAGGTGCTCGAAGGCGAGCTTGTGGTTCCTCCGGGGTTCGATATTCCCGAAGGGTCTGAGGTCACAAGCGTTGAGGAAGTACCCATTACGAGGGGGCAGGTGGACAGCCCAGAGTTTGGCGAGCCCACGCCGGCGCCGGAACCCGAGGCTCCCGCGGAACCACAGACACGCGGGGACTTCCCGCTGCTGTTCTGAGGAGAGGCAATGCCCCCTGACGATTTGAAAACGAAGAAACCTCCCACTGACAAATTCAGCGAAGTTGTACTGTGTTTCGCTCGGTGTGGAAAATGCGGGTATCAGATGACGACCTCGAATTCACGAGGGCCACTTCCACTAGCGTTTCAATGTCTGAACGACAAGTGTGAACTGTACGGAGTCTGGTACAAGGTTCCGAGGTTTCCCGTCGAGCGCGCGTAGTGCCGGACTGCACAAAGGAACCAGACAATGGCCCTATCCGAAAGCTTGATTGACATTGCCCTTCGAGAACTCGACTCGACGACGTGCGTCTGCGGAGAGGGCAAGAAGCGCAAGGAAAGCTTCTGCCGGAAGTGTTACTTCGCACTTCCCAGGGGCCTCCGCAACCGGCTGTATCTGACGATCTCCGATGGGTACGCGGAAATCTACGACCAGTGTAAGGACTGGCTGAAAGAGAACACCGAGAGGATTCCACGTGGCTGACAAGTCCAAGATCGAGTGGCTGAAAGGCCCTGGCGGAGAGCTTGGAGCCTCGTGGAACCCCATCGTCGCGTATCGCGGCCGACGTCGGGGATGGTTCTGTATCCATGCGAGCCCGGGGTGTATGCGCTGCTACGCAGAGGCAATGAACTCGTGGCGCGGCAACGAACTTCCATACAGGGTTACGTCGCAGAATAAGCTCAGGATAGAGCTTGACGAGAAAGTCCTCATGCAGCCGCTTCACTGGAAACAGTCGAGGAAGATATTCCCCTGCTCAATGACGGACCATCTTGGGTCGTGGGTTGAGGACCAATGGATTTACAGGATGTTAGCGATCGCCGCGCTGACTCCTCAACACGATTACCTATTTCTAACAAAGCGAGAGAAGAGGCTTGCCCCGTTATTCCTCAACATGAATCTTAGGCTTCGTGTGGCGTGGGAAGTACGTGAATTCCTTCTTGGAAGTCATGTAACTATCCAGGCGCTAAATCGTTTGAGAAACGAATGGCCACTCAAGAACGTATGGCTCGGTGTCTCAGTCGAAGATCAGGAGAGAGCCGACCGGCGCCGTGAGCAGCTCGAGTTGGTTGCCAAGCTTGGCTGGCTGACATGGGTGAGTTACGAGCCGGCGCTCGAGACCGTCGATTGGGTCGGCTGGAACTTCCTGAAGTGGTTTGTGTGGGGCGGGGAGTCCGGCCCGAGGGCTCGGCCGTTCGAGGTGGGTTGGGGATGGCGAGCCCTCGACTGGTGCCGGCTGGCAGGTGTACCGTGCTTCGTTAAACAGATGGGCCGAAACGTGCGCGTGAGCATGGTGACCTTCCAGCGGCGCTTCGGCGGAGTAATGAGCTTTAACCGGTTTGATCAGAAGGCCGGGGAGTTCATCATCAAGCTCAAGAACCGCAAGGGCGGAGACCCGAGCGAGTGGCCAGAGGGCCTCAGGGTAAGGGAATTCCCGAAAGTGCAGTAAATGCACAAAGGAGACGCAACCATGATCAGGCAGGTTCAACTGAAAGACTTTCGATCGCACGTTTTGACCAACATCGTATTTGAGCCGTTCACGCTCTTCCTCGGGGCGATGGGCGCAGGCAAGTCGTCGGTGCTTCACTCGATCGCGGTGACCCTGGTCGGCCAGGATCCGATTATCAACGCCAAGGGCGAGGGCTTGGCGCGCGAGATCCGGAGTGGCGAGAAAGAGTTCCATGTCGGGGTGAAGCTTGACCCTGGGGGCCTCATTGACCGTAAATTCGCCGAGGGCCGGCACTCGATCGGGATTGACGGCAACTATGCCGGGGTGCGCCAACAGCAGGGGCGCATCCTCGAGCGGTTGAAATGCAGTGAGGACGTTATCCTGGCGCTCCTCGACCCTACGCCATTCTTCTCCCGGGAAGAAAAGACGCAGCGCAAGGTGCTCCTGCAGTTCATGTCGAACAAGGAGATCATGGCGCCAACCCTGGTCCGCAAGCTTGGGCTCGCCGAGTCGTTTCAGTCAGTCGGCCAAGTTGACCTGCTCATCAAGGAAATCAAGGAGGACAAGGTCCGGACGCTCAACCGGGAGATCGACACCTTGCAGAAGCAGATCACCGAGCCCGTCGAGTTCGACCCTACCCTGAAAGTGTCTCTCGAGAAGCTATTGGTAGACCTGCGCCGGCAGCGCGACGAGCTGATCAGGAAGCAGAGCCGGGAAGAGGAGTGGAACCGAACACTCAAAACCCTCGAGGCGGACCTTGTGACGGTTCAACAGGGTGGGCTACTTGCCGACCTTCAGAAGATCGTCAAGGATTCGGCTGCGACCGAGGCGGAAGGTCGCAAAGTCATCATCGGGTTGAAGAAAGAGTACAAAGAAACCTCCGACAAGCTCACCGAACGCCAGGGAGAAAAGGCGAAGTGGGAGGGCGACATCAATCGGCTCTCTGAGACCATGAACACCGTCACCGGGATGGGCAAGAAGTGCGGTGTCGTCGATCGCTTCGAATGCCCGCTCAAGGAAGCCGAAAAGAAGAAGATGATCAGGCAGCTCGAGGACGACATGAAAGAGTTGAAGGAGGGCCTCGAGGTTCTGGTGCTTGAGACTCAGGATCTCGCGCGGAAGGTTGCTGACCTGGAAGCGACAGGGAAAGCGAAGACCGCGGAGATCGAAGCTGCGGTAAAGCTTCAGTCACAGACATCTTCCAGGATCGTTCGCATCAATCAGGCGACCGCCAGCCTCGATCAGCACAGGAAGACTCCTGTAGGCGCCGGCAATTGGGCCGAGGAACTGAAAGACGTGGCCGGGAAGATTGCTGGCGTGGAGATCGATATCGCGGGCCTGACAAAGGCTCAGGATGACGCATCCAGGCGGTCTCTCCAGGTCGCCGACGTCCGGGACAAGCAGGCAAGGGCAGAGGAATTGAAGTCTGCGGCCGACGAACTGGCGAAGTTGAAAGAAACCCTACTGGCGGAATCATCCGGAGGATTCGTTCAAGCCATGAAAGGCTTCCTTGCCACCTTTGGGCTCGGAGAAGTAGAGTTCCATTCCGAACCCTTTGGGTTTACCGTGAACGGGCTCTACGCCGACCAGCTCTCAGGGGGCCAGAAGGTGGTAGTCGAGGCGGCGCTTCGGGTCGCCGCGGCGAAGAGTTCAGGACTCAACATCATGGCCCTCGACGATGCGAACAAGCTCGGAGAGAAGGCGCGGCAGAAGATGGCCGGGCTCCTTGCCGGCGCCGGTATCCAGGCGATCGTATGCAGTACGACCGAAATCGAGCCGGCGGGAGGCATTATTCCTCCCGGGATGGCGATATACTGGTTTCAGAACCCAAGCATCGTCGGTCCGACGAGCGTTAGGAAATTGGGATGAAGTGGGAAATCTCCATAGGCGGGAAGGCGTATAAGGTCGAAGCGACCTCAAGAGAAGATGCCGTTAGGCTCGCCTTTGACCAACACGAGGGAGTCATCGGAGTGATCATCAACACCCGGGTCGTAGGTGAACCAGACGCTGACGCAGTGCCGATGAGGACCGTTGACGTCGCCTGGAAGATCCTCAACGATATGGAATTTGCAATAAAGGCCGATGAAGCCGCCGTGAAACTCGGCCTGCCAAGCACTCTGCCGACTTCTCTGAGATTGAAAATGTAAGCTTGGGGGTGCGCTGACATCGGGCTCTCTATGCGGCATCATTTGAGACCGATTCTGGCTCTGCGAGGACATGCCTCACCAGCATCCAGGCGCACTCCTGGGGATTGAGAGACCGCACCGAAAAGGGGAGGTTATGAAGCGCAAGCCGTGTCCGCATAGGTGGAAGCCCTACACTTGGGACGCTTCGGGTACGAAAGTTATCACCGAAAAATGCGACTACTGCGGAAAGATTCGTTAAAGAGACCGCACCGAAAAGGGGAGGGTGGACGTAATTCTTCCGGGCCTCAGTAGTCTGCTGCAATCCATTGCCACCTTATCCGGCTTGGTAACCGGACGTGGAGCAGATGAAGCGAAAGTGAGCTACAAGGAGCCCTCCCCGCACACAATCCCATGAAGCGACTTCCGATCCCCGACCAATATCAGAATGACCCCGACTACCTTGAGATTCTGGCGGTGTGGGTAAAGCCTCGCCAAGCGATGTCGATCTTCCTTGCGCCCGATTCTTTCAAGGACCCGGAGATCTGGGGGTATGTCGTGTCCGACGTCGCCAACGACATTGCAAACGCCGTCCAGCAAATGCGCAAGTGTGATAAGGCTGAAAGGGATGAGATCTTACGGAAAATCGTCCAGGTCTTCAATGAGGAAGTATTCAAGGCTCAAGACAAAAAAATAGGGAAGTTGCTTCGCCCAATGTAAATTGAATTTCAGAGGAGGAAAGATGTCAAATCCCAACCCGCCTTCGGGAGCGGCGGTTTATCCCGACCCAGAATACTTGCACTGTGCATTTTGCCGGAGGAAGTTGGCACACTCGGAGCAACCTCCTCAGGCGGTCGGCTTTACGGCGCCAACACAGGTTTGGTGTGAGAACCCGGACTGCCGAGGCTTCAATGTGGTTAGCGACGTACCGATCTGGAATCTGGCGGGTTCGAAGCATCGCCAGCGCCAGGGCGGGTAATTTCAGCGGGGTGCTGGAATTGGTAGACAGGGCGGTTCGCGCTCAGGCGAACCGTGGAGCCGAAGGGACTGAGAGTTCTCTTCGGGGCCTCTTGTGGGTTCGAGTCCCACCCCCGCAACCAACTTCTGCCGGATGTCGGTATCCGCAAGGACCGAAGGGCGCTTCCAGGTTTCCCGCTCTTTCCCATCCGGCCCCAAGGTTGGGGACGTGCATCCGGACGCTAGGTGCTCACCGGTGCGACGTTGTGGGTCTGAGCATCCCGAAAGGGATTCACGCAACGACACGTCCCCAGCAATAAGAAAACTTCTTGACAGGTTCTCGCCGGTCAATATAATGTCGTCCTACTCTGATCGCAGCATGTCGTTCGCGTAGACAGGGGGTGGCGCCGTCACGCCACCCCTGACCCTTGACGGAGGGCAGACTTGAACGCAACAGAACTTCGATATATCCTCAAACGCCCAATTGCTTTCTACCCGATCATAGGAAAGATCTGCGGAGATGCCGCGACCGGGCTCTTCCTCTCCCAATGTCTCTACTGGTCCGATAAGTCCTCCGACCTAGTAGGCTGGTTTTGGAAGACACAAGAGGAGTGGACCGAGGAGACTTGCCTTAGTCGGAGAGAGCAGGAGACCGCCAGGGCTAGGCTAAAGGAACTTAACATCCTCGAGGAGAACCACGTCCGGATCGAGCATCGTTTATACTTCCGAGTTGACCTGGAAAAGCTTAGCTCCCTTGTAAACGCAACGTGCGAAACGTACATTCCCGAATGTCCGAAACCGCCATTGGGGGGTGGCGGAAACGAGCAGCCCCGAAAGGCGGAAAGCGCCATTCCTAAGAGAACAGAGAGTACTTCAGAGACTACTTCAAGAGAGAGAGAGGTAGAAGTTTTGAACTACCAAGCTCCAACCCTCTATCTTGAAATGGTGGACTCGCTAAGGGCTCTGGAAAGGATATGGAAGGACCACCCCAGGGCTCGTTTCTGTAAGTGGGAAGAACCTAAATTCTCATCCTCCTTTGGCCATACCGAAGCGTCTATTGGTAAGGAACCTTTTCGTCGGGCGTGGGTTGAGTATCTTAACTCCCAAGAGACTCCAACTGCCCTCGGTTTCCTCTACACCCAACCAAAACCGCCGCGCAGACAACGCGGCTCACGACCGTCATCTACACCCTCCGGGCTTTCAGACTCCGAACGATTAAAGAAGCTCCTTGGGAGATCGAAGTGACGGTTGATGAGTTTACCGCGGAGATAAAAAAACTCGAGGCGCTGAAGGTTATGCCGGCGCGCGCCGGGGAGGAAGAGGTTAAAGACCTCCGGAGACTCGGAATCTTCCAACTCACCGAGAAATTCCCCATCGACATTTTCCAGGAGGCGGTAATTCGCCTGTGCGAACCAGGGGGATCGGAAAGTGCTCCATTCTTTCCGGCGGTCGATGAGATCATCCAAACCTGCTACGAGGTCGTCGAGGATCGAACGCCTAAGACACCTCGGAGGCTCACAAGTAAATTCAAACCCAAAAAGCATAAGTGCTCAAAGAGACCGGAACGCAGTCCTGCACTGGAACTCCTCCTAACTTTGAAGGTGCCGTACGAGGTTAGGCACATCGAGTGTGTCGGCGAGATCCCGGCCACGTGTCCGAAGTGTGGGGGCACCCACCTAATGCCGGATGCTCACTGGTTCATCATGGAACTATTTCCTGACGAGACGAAAAAGTGGAATCCACACTTCAAGGGACTCTTGCTCTGCTCGAAATGCGAGAATAAATAAACTCTCATCATGGCGAAACCTACCCGCGGAACTTCTTTTGCCGACAGAACACTCCCCCATAATCCTGAAGCGGAGCGCGCCCTACTCGGCTCGATCCTGATCGACAATGGCGCGCTCAGCGTCGCGCTGGAAACCATCAAGAAGGATGACTTCTTTTCGGAGGCCCATCGCATCACTTTCGAGATGATGACGAGGATCTACGAGAAGAATCGCACTATTGACCTTGTTACCCTTGTTGCACAGCTTCGTGACCAGGGGTTACTGGAGAAAGCGGGCGGTGCTGGTATCCTTTCTGCGCTTACCGACGGCGTGCCGGTGGGCAGTTCGGCCGCGATCGCCGAATACGCGCGGATCGTCAAAGACAAATCCCTAAACCGCCGGCTGATCAACGCCTCAAATAACATCATCGCGCGCTGCTTGGAGGGGACGGACGATACCGAAACTCTCATTGACCTCGCGCAGAGCCAAGTGTTTGAGATTGCCAGCGACAAGATCCAGCAAGGGTTCACTACTGTTAGGGATATCGTCAAGTCGGAATTTGGGACGATCGACACGATGTTTGACCGTGGAAGCCCAAACTCGGGAATAGCAACAGGGTTTACTATTCTCGACGAACTTACCGCTGGGGGACTTCAGCCAGGTGAGTTTTCACTTTTGGCAGCTCGGCCGTCATTGGGGAAGACCGCGCTGGCGCTAAACATTGGCGCCGCGGCATCTTTGCGCGGGATCGGGGTTGGGATTTTCTCACTCGAAATGGCCAAGGTCGCACTGGTAGTGCGGCTGCTCTGCTCAGAAGGACGGGTGAATACCCATAAACTATCGACCGGTTTCGCAAGCCGCACGGACTGGTCAAGGATGACGATGGCCTTGGGGCGCCTCGCCGCAGCGCCGCTATACATCGACGACTCATCCTCGCTCACCATCATGCAGCTCCGCGCCAAAGCTCGTCGTCTGATTTCTGAGCAGGGCGCCAAACTCATTATTGTTGACTACCTGCAACTGATCACTGGTGGTAAACGCTTCGACAGCCGAAACGAAGAGGTGTCCTATATTTCGAGAAATTTGAAGAGCCTTGCCAAAGATGCGAAGGTCCCCGTCCTGGTACTCTCGCAACTCAGCCGTGAATCGGAACGCGGGCGCCGGCGCAAGCCTCGGCTTTCCGATCTCCGAGACTCGGGGTCCTTGGAGCAGGACGCTGATTTGGTGCTTTTCTTATGGGAGGGTTCGCGCGAGAATAGAGACGAAAGCGGAGAGGGAACCGCCACAACTGTCATTATTGGGAAGCAGCGGAACGGTCCTCAGGCAGAGCTGAAATTGACATTCCTGAAACCCTACACACGTTTCGAGAACTACGCACGAGAACCGGAAGGCGATGAAGGCCCACCGGCCGACGAGAGTCTTCCGTACAAAGACAGTGATTAGGAGGTAACCGTGAAAACAAGGACGAGAAGTTTCGTACTCATCGCGCTCTTCGTCGTGCTCTCGGGCGCGTGGGCCTGCACCAATTGGGAGCACCAGACCTACGCTAGCTTGTCGGCGTCGAAGGCTGTCATCGACGAGGCGGGGGCGCAGTACAACGCCGGCAAGATCCCGCAGACCAAAGCTGTCAAGGCAGCGATCGAACACGCTCGCCAAGTGCAGACGACCGCAGTCCATGCGTTTGAGGCGTACGCCGTGGCAAAGGTAGCCGGTCAACCGGCAGCGACTCTTGAACAGCGCCGACAAGAGGTTATCGCTGCGACCGCGGCCGTCGCCCAGGTCGTCGCGGACATCCAAAAGTTCAAGGGAGCCAGTGGGCCAACATCTCAACTTGACCAACTGTTAGACCCTTCGACTGATTGGACATTTTTGGAAGGAGGCTTGCAATGGGAAGCACGCTACCATCTGCGCAAAATATAACCGAGCAGGGAGATCCGAAATTGCGGCTCGTCGCCGCAGAGATCCAAACCATCGGCGGGCTCGCGGCCGGCATCCTACAGGTGATTCCTGGGGCAACTTCTGCTGGCGCCTTGACTGCGCTACTTACGCTCCTTGTCGCCAAGGCCATGAACGCCTACAGTCTCGCCCTGGGCAAGCCGGTGACTCCGGAGAGTATCCTCGAGCTGCTTCCGGACCAGACGCCGCTCGTCGAGCCCAAGGAATAGACCTTCGTACCCCGGTCTTCGACATCGTGCGGGGAGTCGATAGGCCGTGTCATCCTGACGCCGGAATCGTCGCGGCGGGCCGGGGCACGAACCCCAATACCATGAACGATAAACCCTTACGCTTCGTCATTCCCTGGGTGCCTCCTTCCCTCAACCGCGCACTCCGGTCGCATTGGGCTGTGAACTATCGAAAGAAGAACGTCGCGGCCGGTTACATACTTGCGGGATGCGGGAAGAGCCATGCGCCGGCTCCGGAGAGGGTCAAGGTCACCATCCAGATGTACCGCAAGAAGCCGATGGACCGGGACGGCGCGCAAGGTGCCTGCAAGCCTCTCTTCGACGTCCTGGTCCAGTTCGGATGGGCGAAGGACGATTCGGAGAGGCACATGGAGCAGGTCGTCCTGCCCGTGGTCTTGGACAAAGTCCCAAAAACCGAGATCCTAATCGAGAAACTAGCATAGCGTTTTTCGCCTGCCACTTTTGACCTTAACCCTAGTCACCTCAACGTACTACAAACTTGACAACCTCCGCTTCGTATGAATTTGCAGAAAGTGCCATCTTTTTGATGCCTCGAAAGGGCAGAAACGGCATTTTGGCAGAAACCGGGCAGTCTCGACTGGTCCAATTACGAGGGTCGCAGATTTGTGGGGCTTTTGGCGCAGGATTCAAAATCAATCTGAATCCTTGGCCAGTATCGTCTTATGTGTGAATGGGCTGCGGGGATGGAGGCGGAGAGTTGCGGCTTGCGGACGGCAGATATGAGGCACGGAATAGGCGTGAAATTCGTAAAAGAATCGGCCCACTTTTGACTCACAAACCCCCAAAAAGGTCGGGCGGGCCCTGGGGCTTCGACCCCTCATCACGCCTGCGGCATACGAAGCGGAGGATTCGGCGGACGCCTTCGACCAAAAGGTACGTGGCAGTGGCGAGGCAGATGAGGATAACGGCAACCTCGATGATGGTGGTCAACATCTACCCCTCCAAGATCAGACGGTCGAGTTGAATGAGGCAGTCGCGGACGTTCGATGCTGACTCTTTGACGATCCGCGCGAAGTTGGGACGCGCCGGCGCCGGATCCAGGTTAAAGGTCTCTCGCACCCATATCGTTTCGAGGTACTCGGCAATCTCGCCGGCCGCGCCGTACATCGAGAAGTTGAGGACCGTGCATCGACTGAGAAAGCGCTTCTCGAAACGCGCCGTAGAGTTGCAGGTGAAGACCCAAATGACGGGCAGAGGTACCCCGGGCTCGACGGCGCCGCCCATGACGGGTCGGAGGTTGGCAGCTATATCTCCTTTGGAGAGCCACTGGAGCTGCGCGCGCTCGGTAGCTTCGTCAGCTTCGTCGCAGATAACCTCCCAAAACTTCCCCTTGGGTGGGTAGTAGTTGACGGCCTCCCATGTGCGGTCAAGCTCATCCGTGGTGAAGCGCTGCGCGCCGATGTACCGGACGGAGGCTCCAAGGTCGTTCGCCAGGGCGAATGACATCGCGGTCTTCCCGCGGCCAGGATCTCCGTGGAAGACCAACGCGATCGGTCGCGGGCGCTTCGCCAAGGCCAGGAGGAAGCGCTTCGCCTCGGCGAGGCCGACGAAGTCGGCGACGTGGACCGGGAGGTACTTCTCAGCCAGGGAGCGCGGGAAGGCGAAGCCTTGCTGCGGTTCGGTCATTTCAGGGAAGAGTAGGCCCATTGGTCTCCTTAGAACTTCTGCCGCTTGATACAGGGCAGCGAAGTGTATCTCCGGACGCCCTCGGGCGCCTCCGCGTCGTACAGTCGCGCGCCGTAGCGGACGTAAGCATGATCCCAGTCGTCATTCCAGATAACACGCGCGCCAGTACCTAGAGCTTTCTTCAACTCTCGCGCAAAGGCAAAGCAGGCCCCTTCGTTGAGCTTCTGAGGGGGAAGACGCCAGGCGCGGGCGAGTGCCCGGATGATCTTGCCGACGAGTTTGGGAGAGAGCGGTTTCATTTGTGCATTTACTGCACTAACCCTGAAGCAGCGCAGCCACGAGGGACTCCGCCAAGTTCACCGGGACCGCGTTACCGATCTGTTTCGTCACTTCCGACTTGTTTCCTGAGAACTGGTACTTGGGGTCGAAGCCCTGCGCCGCCGCCAGCTCGTGGTTTTGAAGCATCCGGAAGCGAATGTCCAGGCGGTAGCCATCAAAGACGGGCTCGACGAGGCCGAAGCGCTGCTTCGTCGTCACGGTGTCCAGGGGCTCGTCAACTCCCTTGGCGATTCCAGTGCCGTAGTACTTCATCAGCATGGGCTCGACCAGGGCGGTGCCACGTCGGGAGGTAACAGTCGGGTGCGGGTCGTTGATGTCATGCACTCGCCGGTCGCTCGCATTCTTTTCCTCTCCGTCGCCGTGGTTGACTGTTACCAGGAAAGGCTCGACCAGTCCCCCGGCGCCGTGGCTGGTTACGGCCGGGAGCGGCGCTTTGACGGAATGGAAGCGGGGCTTCTGCCCTTTGCCTTCTCCAAAAAAGGGGACGATGAAGGGCTCAACGAGCCCTATCCCTCGACTCGTCGTTGTGATCGTGTTGAGCGGCCTATCGACCGAGCGTCCATCGAGCGTACTGAATTGTGGAAGGATGAACGGTTCGCAGAGGCCGAAGTGTCTACCCCCTCCGGTTATTGTTGGAAGGGGCCTATTGACACTGCTCGTCTTACTGGTACCTCTCAGAACTACCAGGAAGGGCTCAAGGTCGATGCCGTTCAACTTCTTCATACCAGCCGCAATGCGCGCTAACGTCTTTGGCGCAAGCGGACGCCGGCGGGAAAAGATACTCTGCCCTTGAAGTTTCCAGTCGATAACTTCTCGAGCTGCGCGCCACTTTTGGGTTGGGCCGAACAGTGTACTCTCGCCGTCAACGGTGTGGCTTGGCTTTGGCCACTCGATCCGCTTGCGTCCTCGACGTGCCATCACGAAGAGCCGGGTCCTGCTCGTGGCGTCGCCGTAGTCAGCGGCATTCAGGAGACGATGCTCGACTGAGTACCCCAGAGCGCGCAACGCATCGAGGAAGTTCTGGAAAAGAGCACCCTTGAGAGTTTTGATCGGGCGTCCGTTGGCACCCAGAGGTCCCCAGGAGTGAAACTCGGGAACGTTCTCGACGAGGATACTGTCAATGTAGAGGGCCTCGGCCCACCGGCAGATATGCCACGCGGAAGCGCGCGACTGGTCATTCATCGGGCGCCCGCCTCGGGCATTGGAGTGATGCACACACTCGGGGCTCGCTACCATGAGGTCCAAGCGTCCGCTCGGGACGGCTTTGCGGGGGTCCACGTTGTCCAGATTCTCGCAGAGGTGCTTTGCGCTAGGGTGATTTGAGACGTGCGTGGCGATTGCCACGTCCCAATGGTTGATGGCCAGCAACTCGACTTCGTCGTAGCCGACCGACATCGCCGCGCGGTAGAGTCCCGCCGTCGTACCTCCGGCACCGCAGAAGAGATCCGCAGCTTTGAGTTTTGACTTTACAGTTGACATGAGAGCCTCATGGTAATAACCTCAGCGGGACAATTGAATAAGAAACCTATTCCAGGTTTCCTCCTTTCCCCCCGGCCAGTGTCCCAACGCTGGCCGGATTTTTCTTACCTAAGTTCCATCGCGCAACGCCCGCAGCAGAATGGGAAGATGATCGAGCTTTGCAGAGCGCCGCAGAACGGGCAGATGTAGTCGCCGGGGCTTGACCAGCTCTTGATGGCTCGTGGCGCCCACTCGAAGTCGCATTTGGCACAGCGATACGCGCCGTCGCGGTGCAGTAGACCTTCGACGGTTTGCGAGACGGGGCACCATCCGAAGCAATACCGGGTCTTGTCGGCTTGATCGTGGTCGTGCTGGCCCTCTTTCGTGCGGCACTCGAAGCAGGTCGGCTCGCCGCAGTACGGACACGGGGGCTGCGTCTTGTCGAAGGTAGTCATGCACGTCAAGCACTGGTAGACCTTGCCGTTTCCCATCGCTCCACCTCACTGAATTGAACAATACACCAGGATGAGTCCCACCGTGCCGACGAAACTAAGGACCACGCCGAGGAGCCGCCAGCGCCGACAGAACAGCTCGCGGCCAAAGCAGATCAGGCCGGTGAACAGGGCCAGCATAAGGGTCGCCAAGAGGTCATTCATCATTTTCATCCCTCAACAGGCGAAGACGCCAGGACAGGATGGCGTCGTCAACGTCGTAGATCGTCTCTGCCGCTCCTACTTCCTCGGCGAGTAGGAGGTCAATTTCCTCTTCCGTCAGGCACGGCAAGCGATACGACTTGGGAGCACGGTTTTCGGTCTGCTTCGCTCGTTGGATCACTTCTCGTCCATCCGTGGGACCAGGGTATTTGATACGTCTCGCAGTTGGGGCACCACTCCTCGCCGTCGAGGACGGTTCGGATCGGTCCGCCGCAAGCGTGGCAGAGCATACAAGCTGGCATGGTCTACCCTCTTGGGAAATTCGCCGGCATGAGGTCTTTGATCGCGGCCAGCTCTGCCGCAACATTCAGCAGGGCGCAGGTCAATAGCGCCGTCATCCTGTCAGCGGCATTCGAGAGTGAAATAACATCGTGCGCGGCGTCTGTGTATTTTCCAGCGTTCATGTTATGGACAACTTTGATAGCCTCAGATGGGCTCATAGTTCAATCCTCCTCTGGAAGCATGATTGTGATGACGGGCTCGGCGTCGTCGCCGGGTCCGCAGACTGACTTGAGTGTGACGAGATCTCGCCGGTCAAGCTCCCGGTCGTGGTTGTGGTTTCGGACGTAAAGCTTGTAGAGGATCGTGTCGCGGCCTCGTGGCGCGGTCTTGATGGCGCAGCGAAGCATCCAGAGCACGTCCCACGCGCGCCCTTTGATGTCTTGGTGGGTTACGCCGTCCGGCACCTCGATGTACTGATGGAAAACCGTGTCGGTGCACGCGACGTGATACTTGAAACCCGCGTCGCGGACGAGATCGGGAAATAGTGCTGACAAGTCTGCCAGCACGCCATCCTCGATGTCGATGCCGCCGTCGTTGGTTCCGTGCAGCTTTTCGATGGCTTGGCGGACCTTCTCGATAGCGTTCTCGTCTGAGTCGGCAATAACAGAGAAACAGAAACCGACGTCGCCGTGTTCCACGTCGCCGGTGCTGATTCGATATTCACGCTCCATCGTCTCGTCTCCTTTGTGCAGTCCTGCACTACGCTCGCGCCTTGGCAATGATGTCGCGGGAAGTCTTCACAACCTTCGCCGCGCCGAGGGTGATTTCGTTGTCGCAGTCGGTGTCTCGCCGGTAGGCTTGGGCGAGAAGCTCGAACACGTCGGTCACGTTCTGTAGGGCCTTGACGACTTCCTGGGTGACACCCTCGATGGTCGCGGGTTGCGATTGCAGGTTAATGGTTTCACAGAGGGTGTCAATATACGCCAGGGACAACTCGCGGGCATCATCGAAGTGATCGAAGTGTGTAGGGACTGATCCGCCTCGCTCGCGGTGCTCCTGCCAGAAGCGCAGCGCCGCCAGGACCGTCGCCGCCTCGTCGCGGTTCAATTTCCCTGTGAGTTGAAGTGTCATCGTCCAACCTCCTCGGGGTTTGTGCAGTACTGCACAAACGTTCAGTATGTAGACTTCGACGCCTCGGCGATGGCCGCAGCCAGTTCACAGTTTGCTGCGTACATCTCAGCCCATGCTTGGGCTGGAACCGGGATTCCAGCGTGGTCCATATTGCCAACAGCGGCGGAGGCCACTCTCAGCCGTTCGCCAGCTTCCAAGAGCCTCGGCGCTGCCTTGAGCAAGTGCATCACTTCATTGTCCAGGCGGAGTGCCTTCGATGCGTCGCCGCAGGGCCCGCCGTCCAGGTACTTCACCTGAATGACGATCTCCTTGGGAAGTCCCTTCCCATGTATGGCGACGGTGTTCCAGGAATCGGCAAAGGTCACGCTGATATTCCGGTTGTGATCGGGGTGCTCGGCGAATTTCATCATAGTCGCTGCTCCTTCCTGTGCAGTACTGCACAGATTTACAGTACCTCCACGGGCTCATAGGCTCCTGGGAGTGGTCGTATCGGTTCAAGGCCGTTGGCGATTCTCCTGGGGTTCGCGGTGTCAACACAGGACTGGCAGATGGGCTCTTTCGAGCCGGTCTTCGGGTCGCGGATCGACGGCACAAGGTCTGGGTTGTACGTGAAGAGCACGTTGCATCCGAAGCACCTCGAAGTACAAGACATCCAAGCCATTACGACCGCTCCTCGCTACGAGCCCGAAGGGGCTCGGCGTTTCTAGGTGTGCGAACGCTCCTCAATCTGCTCAATGTGGACATCAGGATAGCCGCAGCCGTAGTCCTCTACGGGCTTCAGGCTGTCGTCGCAGGCTATCGCGTCAGACGCTCCCTCTTCACTCTCCGCCTCAACTTCCCATACCTGCGTCCTGATCTCGCTTCGAGTTATCCGGTAAAGAGCCATTTCAAACCCTCCTAAACTACTCATTCTCAACTCTTACTTCGCTGCGACGGTCTACTCCGCTCTCACTCGAACACGAGATTGAAAGCTGCAATCCTCTTAGCATACGAAGCGGCTCTGTGTCAAGGTGTTTTTTGACCATTCAAGGTAAGTCGTTGACTGATAAAGAGATTGAGTTCATCTGGTGATTTCGGATTACGACCGTACTGGCGTCGGAAGAGGGCGTGATAGCCGCGTTGTGAGACTTGAACAGAGGGGGGATGCTCCTGAGAGTCGGAGGGGTCGATGGCGATGGAAGATGTTGATGGCGTGGGGTTTGGTAGACTCTCTCGCGGCGTCGGTACAGCGTCGGCGGTGTAGTCCTTGCCGTTATGCCAGTTACGTTTGTGGCAGTGAGGGCATTGGTCGGGGGGATCAACGGTTTTGGCGAGCCAGTAGTGCTGGCAGAGGTCGCATTTCCAGGTACGTTTCAGGTGAAGGCTCATGGGCTCCTGTTAGACTCTACCGGGGTTTCTGTTAGACTCTAACATGGGTGGGTTCTGGCGGACGCCACGCCTGGGGACGCCCGCCGCAGCCTACCGGATGCTGACGGTTAACTTCTCGCGGCCTGCCGCCGCCCACTTCTGGACGTAGAGCGAGCCAACGATGGGCGGTTTGCCGGGGCGCTCGTCTTCCTGATACTTCACGGTGTTTTTGGTCTCCTTCTCTTTGGTGAAGGTCAATACGGTTTCTTGGTCGGGCATGGTGATCAGTCTCCTTTGTGGGGTGCTTGAGCACTCCAGCCCGAGCCCGTCGCCGGACCAGGGCCGCAACGCTCACGCTGCCTGCTCGCGTGTCTGACGCTTCAACTCGCGTAGCTCCTCGCGCCACTGTCTGAGGTTTCGCCGGTCTTCTGCGAGGACCGCGCGGTGGTGAGTAATCATCCGCTTCGAGAAGGTGATAGCTCGTTTGGTGTCGTCAATGCGCTTTCTTAGGGCGTCTCTCGACATTAGGCCACCTCCGCGAGGTTGGAGTTGAGTGTGTTGAGTGTCGCTTCATCCTGGGGCGTGCAGGGCTCACTCGCATGGTTGTAGGTCACGCCGCAGACGAAGCACGCCGGGGTTTGGGTTACTGCCACTTGCTTCGGTTCTTCTTGCATGGTCGTCTCCTTTGGAAGAGCTTCCAGGGGTTCATGCCGAAGATGAGGTTGGTGCCGATGACCAGCGTCGCCGCGATAAAGGCGACGTACTCGATCGTGCCGATGAGGTAGGCGATTGCCAGTCGGATTGTCTGCTCGATTTCCATTGTGCAGTCCTGCACTTCAACTGAGGATGACGAACCCCTCGGGCTCGCTTGCTGCCGCCGCCAGTATAACCTCGTCGGGGACGCCCAGCTCGGCGAGTTTCTCGGGTCGAAACACTCGGTTGTCGTCGCTCGGGTCTCTGTGAGGGTCACAGAGTCGAAGATCAACGATGATGCGCGGGCTGTGCTCGAAAGTCCATGCTGGCCACGCCGAATTGTTCCAGGTCACGACGTCGGTGTGGGGTGGAAGGTCGTGGACGGTCACGTAACCGTCCGAGGTGGGTTGAGTCATCTGCATTGCCGTCTCCTTTTCTTCCGGTCAGATTGTGAGTGACTTCTTGCCGTAGACGTTCAGAATGTCCTGTTGCCAGCTTGCCAGGGTAGCGGCCAACTCACTTGGTCTCCAGCCGTCACGAGCTGCCGTGTCTTTAATGGTCTTTTGGAGTGTCTTCCAGACTTTCCTTGCGCTCATTCCTTGCGCTTTTGCTTTCTTCAAGGTCCGTAGATGGGGGTTCTTCCACATTGTCGTTTCCTTCCCTTTGGGCGCGAGATGCGCGCGGAGGGGCTCGACGTGAGCCCTGCCGTGCGGACCTCACTCCATCATGTCGGCGATGAAGCGCAACCGCTGTGCGTGTCGTCCTACCTCCAGGGCGTTCCATTTCATCTTGAACTGGATTTGTCGGGACACCGAGCGGAGCAACTTCACGATGGCGCTGCCATCGTAGTAGCCAGCGCGAACGCCGTGAACGTTTGTCGGGATGAAGGTGAAGTCAGTTACTAACTCAGTCTTTCCGAGTCCTGCTAGTTGGTAGTCAACCTCGGTCTTGTGGATGGGCTTGCCTATCATCATCGGTCTCCTTCCCGTCCGGTCTTCGCTGGACGATGCGACTCTTAGCACGTAGCCGCTTCGTTGTCAATAACGCAATGACGTTGCCAAACCCCTCGCCTATTTTCTTGACCGCTCGCCGGTCGCCGTGGTACGGTCTCGGCATGGCTCGACGAACCTACTCCCTCCGCGAAGCAGCTCGGCACCTCGGGCGCAAAGGTGGGCGGTCGAAGTCCTCGGCGAAGGTCAAAGCTTCCAGGCGCAATGCTCGACGGTCCCGGTAAGGCTAAGCGCTTGGCTCTCGCGTGGACCAGGACCGCGAATCCGCCGCCAAATGTCTGCTAATCCGCCGCCAGTTCCTTTTCCAAGCGGTTCGCTCACCCTCCAACCGCCATCCTTCCCCTTTTTCCAACCGCTTTCCCGCCTCCGACTTTTCGATCCTCGCTCGCCAAGGGGTACCCCCTGCCCTCGCAGGCGACGGTGAAATTTTTGATTGTCTTGCGCACTCTCTTTCAAGTAAAAACGAATTTGGGTAGTTTTTGGACCACATCAAGTTCATAAAAAACAAAAAAGAAAGGGGTTGCAACGGGAGGGGTATGGTGGTAGAAATACACGGAAGCGGCTTGGTATGGAGGGTTGGGAAAATGGAAAACGCGGGACACGCAAGGCAGGCGAAAGCGTTCAAGAAAGAAATTGGGGAGGGGGTGGGGGGGGAGAGGCCGGCGATGGTGCCGGCATTTTTCTCAGAGACGGTAGTTGAGATGATCGGAACGCCGGGGTTTACGCAGGATTGCACGCGGGCGCTACGGATGGTGTTGGACGACACGACGCTGTCGGTATTTCTGGAAAGCAGTCTGAAGCACAATGCGGCCAAGATTAAGTGGTCTGAGGAAGAGAGGAAGGAGATCATGACGATCATGTTCTCCTGGCTGGTGGTGGGGTTTCGGGCGGGGCTTTTACATCGGGGGTTATGATGGGGGAGACGCCGGTTTACCGGGAGCGGCTGAAGGAGCGGGCGGACATTAAGGAGTGCGAGTGTCCGTGGCACGAGTGCAAGGAGACGGCTCGGGAGCCAGGGGTTTTCGAGGAAGGCGGTAGGAGCGTTGTGCGGTGGCTGTGCCAGTCGTGCATCAAGAGGTGTCCGCAGGGGGTATTTTAGGAATGCCTGCTGACCGAAACAAGAGTTTACTGACGCGCAAGATCACTTCGGCCGCGGCTCGGTACCTGGATGAGCAGGGAGTCAAGCCGATCGAGACGGAAGTCCAGGTTGGGGATAGTTGGGTCGCGGACCTCGCCGGGATCTGGTGTCCGACGATTACCGAACTCGTTAAAATGAAACTGATCCATCGCCGGCCGGCATGGGAGAAAGGCCAGGCGGTCTATCGGGAGTGGTGGGAGAGGGCAAAGAAGGTCCAGCGCCGGATGATCGTTCTGGTCGAGGTGAAGTCCGCGGAAGGGGATTTCAAGTCAGACGGGAAGTGGAAGCAGCAGATTCCTGCAGACCTGGGGATTCTGGCGGTGCCGGCCGATTGGGGGATTGTCGACGACGAGGTCCCGCCGGCGTGGGGAATTTTGAAGTATTACGACCAGACGGGAGTCTTGAGGCTTGCCCGGGTGCCCGAGATCCAGACGGTGAGCGTCGAGCAGCAATTGGAGGTGGCGGTCGAGATTGCGGTGCGCCGAGACCATTTGACGCGCCATGCGCGGCTTCGGGAGTTTCGGCGCCAACTGGTCGTCACCCAAAACGAGAATATCTCGCGGACGCGGGTACTCGATGCGATGAGGGTTATGGAAGCGATCGTCGAGGCCCGGTACGGGTCGGTCGAAGAAACGCTTGAGCGGTGGAACATCAAGCACCTCCCGAAATACTACCTTCCGGAACTGCGGGCCCTTTGGGGATGCAAGAAAAAGGAGCCAAGTGGACGAACCAATTCCAATTGAATTTCAATTCACGGACGAAGAGCGGAATCTGGCTCGGGAAGAGGGTTTTCGTCGCCGGCGGGTGAACGTTGACCAAGGGACCGAGGGGAGAAATAACTGTGAGGCGGAAGGAGACGAAGCTCTCAAGATGGATCTCTTGGGCGCCGCCGGAGAGATGGCGTTTGCGAGTTACTTTGGGATGAAGAATTTTCTATACACGGAGTTGAGAGCCAAGCCGGGCTCGATCGACCTACCACCTGATATTGATGTGAAGACGACAGACCGGCATTCGAACCGTCTGATCTGCCAGCTTGACGAAGCAGTTGAAAAGCGTTTAGTTCTGGTAACGATCGAAAACATGAAGACGCTGATTCGGGGATGGCGGTGGGTGAGCGAATGCAAGAGGCGGGAGTGGATCAAGGATCCGACCGGACGCCGGCCGGCATATTTTATTCCAACCGTCTACCTGCATTCGATTTCGACGCTCGCGGTCGCGCCGCCCCGGTATTCACTTGGAGTGATTGACCGACGGGAAAGGTTTGTCTATCCCCGCGCGGCGTCTCGGGAGTTTGAAAATTGGAGAGTCTATTGGGACGAGCGGTCTCGGGGGATTAAAGAGAAAAAATGAGAAAAGAAATCGAGAAATGGTTTGGCTGTTACGGAACGCGCGGGGACCTCTTCACACAGGAGTCAAATCGTCACCCAGCGAAGATGGCGGTCCAGTTGTGTTTTCGGATATTCGAGCACGGACAGCGCCGCGGGTACTGGAAGCCTGGCGACGTCATCCTTGACCCAATGGCAGGAATTGGGACGACGCTCGTGTGCGGACTCTCGCTTGGGTACCACGTCGTCGGAGTTGAGCTTGAGACTCACTTCTGCAAGATGGCACAGGAAAACCTGAGACTGGCTTTTGAAAGAATCGGGCAGGCCGGAGATCTTTGGTGGGAACTCTTTGACCCTGATGGCGTGCGATGGTGGGACGACAAGCGGAGCTGGACGCTGTTCCGTGGAGACGCCAGGAATTTAGGTTCCATCCTTAATTTAGACGGCGCCCTGACGAGCCCTCCGTATGGTGACCAGCAGGTTACCGGCGCCGGCCACTTCAAGAGTCGATGGGAGCCCGACCAGAAGGAAGCGCGATCAAACCCGCGGGAAGGATATGCAGACAGTGCAGTCGCGAGCCCGCCGTATCCAGGAGAAACTGGTGGGGAGAGTGGAATTAACCAAGGGCTCGAGAAGAAACCGAGTGGTCCGAACGCGCAACACCGATTGCCAAGGACCTACGACGCCGCGATTGGGTCTCCGCCCTACGGGGATACAAAGATGCCGGTGAGTATCCGATCCGAGATCCGCCAACTCTACCGATCGGGAAAGTTTAGGGAGGCCATCGCTGAGTATCGGAAGAACCAGGAGCGGCAGGTAGAGTTGGGTCAGAAGTTTGGAGTGGACTCCGACGAGACGATCATTCGCCGGCTCGAGGAGTGCATGGAGCGCGACGAAGGAAACTATTCCGCGGTCGTGACCAGCCCGCCTTACCTTGAAGCGAAAGACGGCCGGGGAATAGCCGTTGATGGAGTTGCTTCCCAGCCCGGGCGCCGTGGGAAGGTGGGAGACCGATCGTACACCCCGGAGACGGTTGCCGGCGCCGTGTCGAGTCCTCCCTATCCAGTTCCGGAAGGCGGAGGAAAGGGGAATGAGGCTCGACCTGGCGACGTCCACCCCAAATTGAGAAGCCGTCAGTACACACCTCCCAATATCAATGCGGCAGTTTCAAGCCCTCCATATTCTGATTCGATTTCGACTGAGAACCAGCGCGGGCGAGGCCATAACGCCGAACTGAATGAGAAGATGGGGATCTCGCACAACGTCTACGGTAAGGGCGGGTTGCAAATTGGGAACCTCAAAGACCCAAAGGACGATATTGACGCTGTGCTGAGTAGCCCGCCATACGGAGAGACGCACGTTGGAAATCCGGGCGAGCAGGAACTTGCGGCGCAAGGCCGCGCCAAAGAAATTGGAACTTCGGCGACAGGGCATGGTGGAAAGGGTCGCCACGGATTTCAGTACAGCCATGATACTGAGGCACAGATCGGGAACGCCAACGGCGAGACCTACCTTTCTGCGATGGCTCTCGTGTATCGGGAGATGTGGAAAGTTCTGAAGCCGGCCGCGGTCGTCTGCCTGGTCACGAAGAATCCGGTCAAGAATGGCGCCATCCGCCGGCTTGACGAGGACACGATTTGCCTGATGGAAGCGGCCGGCTTCGAGCTGATCGAGCGGGTACAGGCGATGCTTGCCGAGGATCTGGGAGAGCAGAGCGGATTCGAATTGAGTTTTGAGACGGAAGACAAGGACGGGAAGCCGCTGACCGTTCCGATCGGAAAACACAAGAGGATAAAGATTGAGCGCAAATCGTTTTTCAAGCGCCTCTTCGAAAAGAAGCGACCAGACCTCCGCGTTGACCATGAGGATTATCTCTTTTTCAGGAAGGTCTCGACATGAAGCGTCAAGAGTTCCTTGCTAAAGCTCAAACACTCCGTCCGCCCGAGGCAAGACCGCGGCGGGATCGGAGATGTAATGAGAAGGGCTGCGTCTGGCCGGTCTACGAGTGTGGGAAGTGCCTAGCCCACCTGCGCGAGATGTCGCAGGAGTCGAGTTACCTTCAACCTCCGACGACGGCCGAGTACGAGAGTGGACCTCTACAGCACCAGGAATTTTCGTCGATGCGGACGACGTGGTGAAAGGAGAAATAATGAAAACCGTAGAAGATAAATTCAGGAAGATCATCGTTGAGCAGATGGGTGTTGACCCAAGCGAAGTAACACTGACGGCAAAGTTCGTCGATGACTTGGGATTCGACTCCCTCGATGCGGTTGAGGTGATTATTGAACTCGAGGAAGCATTTACGATCGAGATTCCCGACGAAGACCTTGACGAAAGTAAGCTTCAAACGTTTGGGGATGGGGTCAACTACCTTAAGGGAAGGCTGAAAGGGAAAACCCTGTGATCGTCGACGACCCGGTTCACGTCTACCCAACTTACGGTAAGGAACACGAGTATTCGTCGGACTGCTGGTGTTTGCCTGATAGGATTCAAGAAGCGACCGAAGAGCACGACGCAGTTTACGTTCATCATCTGGAGCAATAATGACCGTCGAAGAAGCCGTTGAGCACGCCAAGGCCCGCGGCTACGAGCCTGTAGCGCTCTGCGCCTACAAAATCTCCGACGACACGATCGTCATTATTGACCTGGGGGCCTCGGAGAGGTCAAAGGAAGCATTCTACAAATGCGTTGTGGTGGATGGGTGGAAAGATCTCCTGCAATGAGGACTTGACACAAGCCGCTTCGTATGCTAGGGTGTCATTACAAGGAGACGGACATGATAACGAATCAAGACCTCGAAAATTGGTTCACGTATCACCCTCCAAAGGACTCAGACCTTACAAAATACGCAGCCATTCGAGGAGCGGCAAAGTTTTTTGCGAAGGTGATCCTTGAAGTTACTCCGGAAGGGCCTGACCAGAGTGCCGCGATCCGTAAGCTTCGAGAAGTTGTGATGACCGCCAATCAGTCGATCGCTTGTTCCTCGTAGTGATTGATGCTGCGGTCGTAAGGAGACGGACATGCCAGAAGACACAAAGGTCATGCAAGCTGAGTCGATCTGTTTTTGCTGTAGGCACTCAATGCTGATGGTCGTTGCCACTCGCAAGCGTACTCTCGAAGCCGACCCTCTGACACAACGTCCCCGCCCAAAAGAAACCATCGAAGAGACCCAACAGGCAGCGTGCCATCGGTGGGGTGGAGCGATGGTGATTGGGTCTCAGAGTTTGATCCAGGCGTGCACAGGCTTCGAGCCCGGAGAAGAGAAGCAGTTCATGGTTCCGGCGCACATGGAACCGCCAAAATCACTCAAGATGTAAGGAGGAAGTCATGCTGGTTTACTGTCCAAAGTGTAATTCCCCGAGGCATTTCAAACAAACGGCTGATGTGCCGAAGGTCGGAGAGTTTCTCTCGTGTACGTCCTGCGACACAAAACTCGAGCTGGTAGTCTACCAGCCAACGCCGCAGGCGCCACAGGTCATACAGGACAACCGCTCGGAAGAGCAGAAGCTTGCTGACGCTTCGAGCTATGCCGAGATGGAGAGGCGCAACGCGCAGCTTGCTGGAGGCGAAGTCCCAAAGCCGGCCACTCCGGAGCCTTCGGTGAACGCGCCGCAGGTACCGGAAGGGGTACCACCGGACGGTGTTCCAGTGGTTCCGGAGCCGGAAACTCCGACAACTCCCGCGGCGCCGGAACCCGAGGAGACTTCCGTAGCGCCAACTGCGTAGGCGGAAGGAACGACTTGGCCGCGAGGAAATAATCATACTCCCGTGATGCAATTCGTGTGACGCGGACTAGCACGTATGCAGGCTTTCAATAGCCATAGCGGGTACAGGCGGGGAATGGTCGAACCCCAGGGGCTGCCATAAGCCCCACTTATTAAAATGGAAATCCTTCGCTTCCCAAACCGAATGCTGACGACACCGACTAAGTTGGTGGAGTTCGGCGCCGAAGTGTTCTCGGATGCGGCCGTGAAGGAAGAGCTACCTAAACTCCTGAAACAGAGAAATGGGGTCGGCATCTCGGCGAACCAGATCGGGGTTGACGCTTCCGTGTGCTTCATTGCTCTCCCGGACGGTGAGCCGCGGTATATGATCAACCCCACGATCGTCGAGATGTCGAAAGAGATGAACGTTGAGGAGGAGGGGTGTCTCAGCCTTCCCGGGATCTCGGCGACGATCGACCGATA